CCTTTGCATTCGCACCTTTTCCGTTTTGGACTATATAAAGATATAGACTAGCGACATAATACGGCGCCGCGTTATAGAGAAAGGCGCTACAGAAAGGCGCTACTTTAACAAGGTGAAACTCATAAACTATTGATTAATATAGATATTAATCTCATAGTTGCCGGGATAATATTACTGATACATCAAGATTTTTGCTCATGGCCTCGATTTTTTGGGCCGGAGACCCCCGACGGCGCATGTGAAAATAAAAGTACCCACTCACACACAAAAAACCCAATTTAGCTTTTTCACATTAACGATGTTACGGTGTATTAATGGCTAAACGTAAGATAGACCCTGACACGCAAGCACAGATCGATTCCTGGGAGAAACCAATACCAAAGGGTAAAGGCCCAGGTCATCCTAAAATGCGTGAGAAGCGTCCTGTGAAGCGGGTAGGGCGTCCTCCTGGTCAACGTGCAGCACAATTAGAATTACAAGAGTTTATGTACAAGCACCCTAAGAAATTAGAGGTGGTAAAAAAGCTGTTTGATGGAGCGCTTGATGATGACCATAAGAACCAGGCAGCTTTTATGAAGATAGTTATGGATAGGATGTTACCTGTCAGTGGTTTTGAAAAGATGGGTGGCAAGAGTGCTATACAGATTAATATAAATACGCTTGATGTAGCGAATGAGTCAAACGTGATTGAAGGAGAGGCCATTGCAGAAGTTGAGGAATCTACTCACTGAGCATGAGGGAAGGAAACGATTTGCTTATGTGCTTGATGGAATAACCCATATTGGTATCGGTAGGAATATTGATGCTAATGGGGGTCTTGGTTTGAGTGAAGATGAAGTCGATTTACTGCTAGAGAATGACATTGTTCGGTTTATGAGAGAACTGGCTAATGCGTTCCCTTGGTTTGGTACTTTAGATGAGGTTAGGCAAGAAGCGTTAATAATGATTTGTTTTAACCTAGGACTGACCCGACTGAGGAAATTTGTAAAAGCATTGGATCATTTAGAGCATAGCCGATTTGAAGAAAGTGCGGCTGAGTTCTTGGACAGCAAATGGGCCGACCAGGTTGGTCATAGAGCTATTGTCCTCGCGGAAATTATTAAAACGGGTGAATACCCTGACTAATGGCATTATACCATTACAAGTGCGAGATCGTTAAATGTGTGGACGGAGATACGGTTGACTGTATTCCTTCTCTTGGTTTCGGCGTTCATCTTCATGGTAATAATAATCGTGGGTTACGGGTGCGTCTTAGCGGTATTGACACTCCTGAGTCTAGAACACGCGATCCGATTGAAAAGAAGTACGGCTTACTGGCGAAAGAATTTGTAATTGATTTTTTTGAAGGTGCCGAGTCAGTCATTTTACACACCAAGGAAAAAGGTAAATACGGACGTTACCTGGGTGACTTTAAAGTAAAAAACAGATGGCTCGTCGCTGAATTGTTAAAAGCCCGTCTAGGCGTTCCTTACCACGGGCAGTCTAAAAAAGAGATACAAAGGTTACATTTACTCAATCGAAAAGTGTTATAGGAGGCTCTATGCCATACGGCCCTGGTACATACAATAAACCCGGACGACCTAAAAAAGTTAAAAAGCCACCCAAGCGCCCACCAGTGAGGCGTTAATTATGGCGACAACATCCAGTGTACAAAGATTGCCAAGCGGAAGGCTTAAATATCGTGGTGAAACTTTTGCCGGATACAACAAGCCTAAACGTAGCGTCAAAGGCGGTAAGCGGTCGGCGGTTTTAGCGAAAAAAGGCTCTGAGGTAAAACTGGTGCGTTTTGGCGATGCCAGCATGACCATTAAAAAAGATCAGCCAGCGAGACAAAAGAACTTCAAATCAAGACATAACTGCGACACCGCAAAAGATAAATTTAGCGCAAGGTACTGGTCTTGTAAGGCTTGGTAATGGATTTTGATATTGATCTTCTTCCCTGGCAAAAAAAAGTCTGGAACAGTAAAGCCAGGTTTAAAGTTGTGGCTGCCGGGAGACGAACCGGAAAGTCTCGGTTGGCGGCGTATATGTTGCTCGTCAAGGGATTACAAACAACAGAAGGTGAAATCTTTTATGTGGCGCCCACGCAAGGACAGGCTAGAGACATTCTTTGGAATTTGCTTATGGAGTTGGGTAGTAGCGTTATTGAATCGCACCACATCAACAATATGCAGATTAGGCTTGTTAACGGGACACAAATATCGCTGAAAGGAAGCGATCGGCCTGAGACGCTTCGAGGCAACAAGGTTGCATTTGTCGCAATCGATGAGTACGCAGATATGCGCGAAAGTGTTTGGGAGTTGGTTCTAAGACCTGCTTTGACCGATTTGGCGCCAAGCTCGTCGGCCCTGTTTATTGGGACACCAACCGGGCGCAACCATTTTTACGAGTTGTATAAGAAAGCGATGGATTATGAAGATTATGAAGCCTTCCATTTCACTTCTTACGACAACAATCTATTAGATAAAAAGGAAATCAATGCCGCCAAAAAATCAATGTCCAGTTTCGGATTCCGACAAGAATATATGGCCTCGTTTGAGGCGCGGGGTTCAGAAATGTTTAAGGAAGATTGGGTTAGGTTCGAAACCGAAGAGCCGACCACTGGGGATTACTATATCAGCATTGACTTGGCGGGATTCGCAGAGGTCGGCCAGAGCAGAAGAAGAAAAAAAACAAACCTAGACTCCTCGGCGATTGCGATAGTCAAAGTCAACGCCGACGGTTGGTGGGTAAAAGACATTATCTCTGGCCGATGGGACTTAAACGAAACAGCGATGAAGATTTTTCAAGCTGTACGAGATTATCAACCTCTCGCGGTGGGTATTGAGAGAGGAATTGCTAAACAGGCAGTCATGTCACCTCTAAGTGACTTAATGCGACAACACGCCGTTTATTTCAGGATTGAAGAATTAACACACGGCAACAAGAACAAAACAGATCGGATTATGTGGGCGCTGCAAGGCCGATTTGAGAACGGAATGATAAGACTCAATCGTGGCGCCTGGAATGACAAATTTTTAGACGAACTCTATCAATTCCCAGATGCACTTACCCATGATGATTGCGTCGATGCACTAAGTTACTGCGACCAGATGGCTAATATCGTGTATGTGGATGAATACATTGAAGATAACTACGAACCTTATGATGTAGTTGCGGGGTATTAACATGGAAACCGAAGATTTAGAGCAAAGAATATACGAAGATAACGGCCTAGGCGCTTGGATTATGACCAAATGCGATGAGTGGCAGCGTCATTATGAAAACAACTACAAGCAAACCTTCCGCGAATACTATCGTATCTGGCGAGGTCACTATGACCCTAACGACAGAGTACGCGAAAGCGAAAGATCACAGCTAATTTCTCCGGCAACCTCACAAGCAATCGAGTCGAGTGTCGCTGAAATTGAAGAAGCGACGTTTGGAAGGGGAGAATTTTTCGATATTAGGGATGATATTGTCATTCCTGACATGAAAGAAGGCATGAGCGAACAGGAACAAGCGCAATTTCAGGCAGAAATGCGTCAAAAAGCGATAGATAAGCAAAAAATTGAGTATTTAAAGCAAAAACTCGGTGAAGATTTCCAAAAACAAAAAGTACGCAAAGATATTGGTGAAGTTTTGCTTAATGCGGCAGTTTTTGGCACTGGAATTGCCGAAGTTGTCCTCGATTTAGAAAATGAAGTAAAACCCGCTACGCGAAATATGGGTGATGCACTGGCCCAGGGTATTACTGAAACTGAAAGGGCGGTCGTTAAGCTAGAGCCTGTTTTACCGCAAAACTTTTTGATACAGCCGAGCGCGACAGACATCGATAGCAGTTTAGGGGTAGCGATTGATAAAGATGTTTCTCCGCACTCAATCAAGTTGCTGCAAGAGCAGGGTATTTACCGCGATGTCACTATCGAATCATCAGGTACACGGGCAACAGAAAATTTAGAAGTTGACTCAACTTTGACCGAGCAGCCGAATGATGTCGTTCGCTTAACAAAATATTATGGCTTGGTGCCGCGACATCTACTTGATGATGAAATGGCCGAAAAAGTTGAAGATGAAATAACCGAAGAAATCAAAGAGGCACCTACTGAGGAACAGGACGACAATCCTATTGCTTATGAGGTCGAAGATGTACAGGTTGATATACAGTCGGAGGGAAGTTATTACGTTGAAGCGTGTGTAGTCATTGCTAACGGCTCAACTATCCTGAAAGCGATACCTAATCCGTACATGATGAAAGATAGACCTGTATTAGCGTTTCCTTGGGATGTCGTACCCTCGCGGTTCTGGGGTAGAGGCATCACTGAAAAAGCATTTCATTCGCAAAAAGCCCTCGATGCAGAAATCAGGGGCCGTATAGATGCACTAGCTTTGACTAACGTGCCAATGATGGCTATGGATGCGACCCGAAAACCAAGGGGAGAAAAAGGCGAAATTAGACCAGGCAAAATGATTCTCACTAACGGCGATCCGCGAGAAGTGCTACAGCCCTTTAATTTCGGGCAAGTACAGAACATTACCTTTGCTCAAGCGGAAGCGTTACAGAATCAGATACAAGCAGCTACGGGCGCCTATGACAGCGCGGGTATGCCTGGGGCTATCAATCGTACTTCATCCTCTACGCTTTCTATGGGACTTTCGGCAATTATAAAGCGCCAAAAGCGCACATTAGTTAATTTTCAGGAAAGTTTCTTAATACCTTTTGTCAAAATGGCCGCTTGTAGGTATATGCAATTTGATCCAGAAAATTACCCGGTCGAAGATTTTGTGTTTACGGTTTCTTCAAGCCTCGGCATTTTGCAAAGAGAGTATGAGATTACTCAGTTAGTGCAATTACTACAGCCAATGGCTCAAGACGATCCTATACGTCCAATGATTGTTAAGTCAGTCTTAGAGAATATGTCTCTGAGCAATAGGGAAGAGTTTAAGCGTCTAATTGATGACTCAATGCGTCCTGATCCACAGCAACAGGAATTAGCGCAAGCAACAGCGCAGACGCAGATAGAGTTTACACAATCTCAGACTCAAGCCTTGATTGGACAAGCGACAGAATCGCAAGCCAGAGCTAAGAAGATACAGGCTGAGACAGTCGCTATACCAATCAAAGAAGAGACAGATCGTATAGAGGCTATTGCTGATATGACTAGAGCAGACGGAGAGATTAGCAGAGATGAGTTTAATAAAAAGCTCAAGATAGCTGAAACCTCAATCAAGGAAAGAGCGACTAGGTAAATTAGTAAAAATAAGGTGTTTTACAATTAGTAATATTGCTGTTACGGTGAAAATTACATGAGTCTGTCCAAAGATGATGAAAAATATTGTGAAGCGATGTTTGAATTATTTAGGACAGATGGGTGGCAATATCTGATAAATGAATTTGAAGATAATAAAGCCACCATAAATTCAGTGGAAAGGGCGCGAGATAACGATGATTTACAGTTTCGAAAGGGACAGTTAAACATTATCGCCTCGGTGCTTTCGCTGCGGGATCAGGTTGAAAATTTGTATGAGCAGAAGGATTTATGATTTTAAGTGTCCAGATGGACATATAACTGAAAAATTCGTAGAGACTTCTGTTAAACAAATCGTTTGCCCCGTCTGTCGGCAACAATCAACCCGATTAGTTTCTTTTGCAAGGCCAGTGCTCGACGTTATAAGCGGGGACTTCCCAGGTGCTACGTTGAAATGGGCGAGAGGGCGGCAAGAGAAAATAAAGGCAGAACGCCGACAAGTCGAATCCCACGGCCCGGCGTAAACCAAGCCCAAATTTTTTGGACAACTTGTTGAGGGGAAGTTATGGCAGAGCAAAAGACGGTGGATCAACCCGAATACGATCCAGTAGACGCTATCGACCCTGAAAAACAGGTAGCGGAAGAGGCGCAAGTGGCACCGCAAAGTGCTTACGCTGAAAAGTCACGGGAAGAGTTAGAAAAAATGCTAGACGATCAGAAGTCTATGATTGGAAGGCAGTCTAACGAAGTCAGTGATGTAAGGCGCGAGATTGACGCTTTAAGGAACCAAGTTAGCGCCCAAAGTTTCGTTGATGGACAACTGAGCCAACCTGAAAAAGCCGAGCCTAAAGAGATTGACTATTTTGGTGACCCGAAAGGTGCTGTACACCAAGTTGTAGACAATCACCCGGCGTTAAAGCAGACGCAAGAGGAGTTAGTAAGACTTAAAGCTGAAAATGCAGCAATGAGTTTACAAGCTAAACATCCTGATGCGGAAGCTATACTCGACTCGGCTGATTTCAAACAATGGGTTGCACAGTCACCTAGCTACACCGAGAGTTATACTCACGGGATAAGGGCGATGAAGGTACCAATTCTTGACGAGTTGCTTGCTAAATACAAAGCGGCAAATCAAGACCCCGAAGTTGAACAGTTAAAAACGCAAGACCGAAAACAGCAAGTAAGAAAGGCTGCTACGGGTTCAGTGCAAGGTTCAGGGGAAAAGGCGCCAGGTAAGACGCTCACCCGCGAAGATATGGTCAATCTACAGATAAGTGATCCAGAGCGTTATCGTAGATTGTACGCGGAAGGTAAGATAAGAGAAGCGTATCAGACTAAAATCAAACTCTAACGTAAGGATCACTCAATTAATTTCTTTTTAATGAGGTGATTCAGATGGCAACTTCAGTATATCCCGCCCAGGGTGGCGTCAGTAACGTCACTACACAGGCGAATTTCATACCGGAAATTTTTTCCGACCAGGTACGAGCCGCGTTTAAAACGCGAATTGTTATGGCAAATATTGTCAAACAAATGCCAATGACAGGTAAGAAAGGAGATCGCATTAATGTCCCAAGTCCATCGAGGGGCGTAAGTTCTTCCAAGGCCTCGGGCGCAGCGGTCACAATTCAAAATGATACTGCCGGAAATGTAGCGATCGACATAGATCAACATTTCGAGTATTCACGACTGTTGGAAGATATTGCAGCTATACAACAGCTTAATTCCTCTCAAGAGTTTTACACTGATGACTGTGGCTTTCAGCTAGCAAAAACTGTAGACACCAACCTTCATAACTTAGGTAAAAGTCTAGGCGACGGTGATGGTACCTCTTGGGTAAACAGTGCTTCTTATTACTCAGATGCCTCTACAGGTCTAACCGCTTACGCTACGGACACGGTAACGACAAGCGATTTACTGACTGACAGTTCGTTTAGAGCAGCAATAGTCAAGATGGATGACGTAGATACACCCTTCGATAATAGGTATTTCGTTGTTCCTCCGAGCGCCAGGTCAACCATGATGGGTATAGACCGTTATGTAAGCTCTGACTTTGTAAACAGCCGTACAGTTGACAACGGTAAAATCGGTAACATTTATGGTATCGATATTCTGGTGTCCACAAATTGTCCTGTGACTGAAACAGCCGCAGACAACAGCGCGGGTGGCGAGTTAAAAGCAGCGATGTTATTGCATGAGCAAAGTCTAGTGCTTGCTATGCAACAAGACATTCGTGTTCAAACTCAATACAAGCAAGAGTGGTTAGCCGACCTTATGACGGGTGATGTCATTTTTGGCAGCATCGCATATCGGCCTACAACGGCGTTCAATATTATTGTTAACGCATAACTCTCCTTGAAAGCTATTAGGGGGTATTAAGTTACCCCCTTTTTTTAAATTACGGGGGATATATGCCAGTTATCATAACCAAGAATAGCTCTACGGCATCAGCCGTACCTACTAGCTCGGATTTAGTCCAGGGCGAACTCGCGGTCAATGTTGCCGATAAAAGACTCTTCACCGAAGATAACGCAGCCGCAATAATCGAAATAGGCACAAACCCTACTTCAATTACAACTGGCGCTATAACTGCGTCCGGCACTGTTACTTTTAACGGACAGTTAATCAATGCTAATGCGGCTCTTACGGGCGGCGCCATCGACGGCATCATAATCGGTAATACAACAGCGGCAGCTATCACAGGCACGACTGTTACGGCTTCTACGGGTTTTGTCGGTGGATTAACCGGAAATGTTGTCGGGAATTTACAAGGAAATGTGACAGGCGCGGTTACGGGAAATGTGCAGGGCGACCTTACAGGAAATGTTACTGCATCAAGCGGAACGACTACGCTTCACAATTTATCTCTGACGGGTACTGTAGATTTTAACACAGCACGATTGACGGACATTGGCACACCCACAGCGGCGACTGATGCTGTAACTAAGCAATATGCCGACGATTTAATTACAAATTTAATTGATGGCGCTCCGGCGGCTCTCGATACACTTAACGAGCTTGCAGCGGCGATGGCCGATGATGCGTCGTTTCATACAACTGTAACAAATAGCATAGCGACTAAACTTCCCCTCGCGGGAGGAACAATGTCTGGTGCTATTGCGATGGGTACGTCTAAGATTACAGGTCTAGGCGATCCGACTTCTGCTCAGGATGCAGCAACGAAAACCTATGTAGACACACAAGTTGGCGGTGGTTTGCCGACAAGTGGCGGCACCATGACGGGCGCGATCGCCATGTCAACAAACAAGATTACCGGAATGGGTGATCCAACTGCTGCTCAAGATGCCGCTACAAAAACTTATGTTGATGGAATTCTTGGAAGTGCCACATCTGCGGCGACTTCTGCGGCAGCGGCCTTAGTCAGTCAAAATGCAGCGGCGACAAGCGCCAGTGCTGCGGCAAGCTCAGAAACAAATGCTGCCACTTCTGCGACTTCTTCGGCGTCCTCTTCGTCATCTGCGGCTGCCTCTCTCGCGGATTTT